GCCCGGGTCGCCGTTTGGCGGTCCGGGCGTTTGCTTTTGGGCTCGTGGCGCCTGCGATCTTCAAACGGATGGTAGCGGAGGAGGGACTTGAACCCCCGACACGCGGATTATGATTCCGCGCTGATCCATTGAAATCATTGGGCTTTTTTCCCAACCAACGGGAAAAGACGCCTTGGAAGATCAAAAGCTTACGGGCGGACTCCCAACCGTTCCGGACGATGCAGACGCGCTCATTGGTGGGGTGAATGAGCCTTTCGACGTCGATACGCACGTTAAGGCGCTCGACGCACTGCAAAGCAGCGCGAAAGAGCGAGCTGCAGCCGCACGGCGGCGGACGCTCGAACGTCGGGCTGCGCGAGGACTGAAGCCGCCGCCCGAACCGTCGAAGCTATCATTCCTCAGTCCCGTCGAGTGCGAGGAATCGGCCGATCGCGGCTACGTCGTGAAAGGATTGCTGGCGCCCCGTGACGTGGGCTGCATTTACGGCGCACCAGGCGCCGGCAAGTCGCTAATCTCGCCACACATCGGCTACATGGTCGCGCTTAGCGGACGCGCCTTCGGGATGCGTACAGATGGCGGCGTGGTCTTCTATGTCGCACCCGAAGATCCCCATGGCTTGCGCGGCCGTGTCACAGCCCTGCGGTTGAAGCACGGTGATGCCAACCGTTTCAGCTTGGTCGAAGGAGTCTCGAATCTCTTAGAGCCGGGCAGCCCCGATCTACTCGCGCTCCGCCAAGCGGTTGCCGATCAGCGCCCGGTTCTGATCTTTATCGACACCTTGGCAGCGGCCTTTCCCGGTCTTGAGGAAAACACGGCCGAAGACATGGGGCGCGTCGTCAACATAGCGCGCCTTCTCACGGAGCACGGTGCTGCTGTTGTTCTGATCCACCATGACACGAAGGCGCAATCACCGACGCCGCGGGGTCATAGCGTTCTGAACGGCGCGCTCGATGTGGCGCTGCAGCTGTTTCCGAAGGACCAGGACGGAATTGTTCGCGGCACGCTCAGCAAGAACCGCAACGGAAGCTGCGACCTGGACATAGCTTTCCGGATTGGACTGCTTGACCGTGGGGACGATTGTGATGGCGATCCCATTCGCCTGCCGTTCGTCGAAGAGCTTAGTGGACCAACACCTAAACGAGATAAGCTGTCGCCTGCTCAGCGCGGCGCGCTCGCCGTTCTTTCCGACCTAAAGGCCGCAAGCGTCACGGTTAGCGAAATTGAGTGGCGGGCCGCTTGCGTGAACGGTCGGAAGGTCAGCGGTTCGGAGGTGGCGGACAACAGGCGCCGCACGGTTGACCGAACCATTGCCGATCTCTGCCGCCTCGGCCTCATCGACGTGCGGGACGGCGATGTGCTCACCAGGTCCGAGCTTCAACCCGACGCCTTCGATGAGGTTGACCAGTGAGACAACATGGGACGCCATGGGACACTGGACAGAGCCGGACTCGTCCGGACTCGTCCGCTTTTGTCCGAAATCACGAATCGTCAGCGTTCCCGGACGGACTCGGACACACCCCTTTAGGGGTGTCCGGTTGTCCGGAGCGACGTGGGGCTGTCCGGACTCAAATTGGCAGCAGCGGGTCCCTCCTCAACCTGGCGCGCGGCGGGGACCACGGAGCCCCGGAAGTTCACTCGCAGAAAAAAACGCAGATTGGACTCCACCGCTATGGGCGTTGAATCCGAACTCGATGTCGACGCGCTGATCGGCGGTTCGTTCGAATCCGATAGCGTGAGTGCCGCCGATCTTGGCGATTTTGTCGGGTTGAGCGTCCGCACCGTGCGGGAACTGAGCGAACGAGGTGTAATTCAGCGTTGTGGTCCGAACCGCTTTCGGCTGCGGGATTCCGTGCGAGCCTATTGTGCCAGCTTGCGCGAAACGGCGTCTGGCAGGTCGAAAAACGCGAACCTCACGGCTGAAAAGCTTCGCTATGAAACTGCCCGAGCTGACGCGCAGGAACTGAAGAACGCCGCCATGCGAGGGCAGCTCGTTCCAGTCGGAGAAGTTGAGCGTGCTTGGTCCGCAATCCTTCGGGATGTGCGGGCGGCGATGTTGGCGATTCCCGCCCGCATTCAACAGCAAGTCGGCACGCTGACTGCGCAGGACGTGGATACCATCGACCGCGAAATCCGCAACGCCTTGGAGGAAACAGCGAATGGAAAATGAGGTTTGGACGACGGCGCCCAGCGGACCTGAAATCACGTACCTGGTGAATATGACTGACGACGTCGCGCCGCCAGGCTTTGCCGAAGAGGTGAGCGGGTTTCTTCGAGGCGTCGGCCTGAATATCGTGCTTGGTCACAGAACGGTGCAAATAATCACGGTTCGGCGCGATGAGTTGTCGCCCGTAGGCGGCCGTTCACGCCATACCGCCCGCCGCGGCTGGGTGAAGAACTTTCCCCACTGGTTCCCTGCTATGGTCCACCTTGCTGCGCTGGATCTGGCTGGCAACGACACTCGCGACATTCTTTATAGCGCCCTCATAGGGCTGAACGAGTGCCGGTTGTGTCGAACGGATGAGAACTCCACCAGCTGGATTCTGAGAATGGCGAACAACGCGCTCTATCACGCGGGCGATACCGCCGGCCGGTGTTTCATCGAGGAACCGGACTTTGATCCTCAGCAGCAGCGTTCGCACTTCCCTGAGGTCTGGGAGCATCAACCGAGAGGGGAGGATTACGCTTACATGCTACGGCGATCTATCGAGGGTCACCGTCCCGCATCGCTCGGCGGCTTTTCGTGGCCGCAAATCGGGTTTGCTGCCCCCGTCCATTGGGACCCCGCTAGGCAATCGGGCTTGTATGGCATTTTGAACGGGCTCGGCGACTGGGCTGCTGCACCGCTACAACTGCAGCTGAGCCCTGAATGGAAGGACATGATAAACGCTGCGGCTCACGCGGACAGCCCGATTCACGACGGCTGGGTGACGCGCAAACATGACTTCTTCGATCCTAGGTTCACCTTCCAAGCCGTCGTTGTCGACAAGCGTGAGGTGATTGTGGAAGGCGACGGGTTTGACGCATGGGTACGCGCGCCGCGCGCATGGGTGAGATTCACGGGGAGCTTCACCGAGGTGCTGCGCTCCATACGCGATGCGCCTCAGTCAGTAGAGAACGCGCTTGCTTCGATGGTGCACGCGCATAGCAGGCACGATTTCCTGAAGCCGTTGCCGGACGACTGGACCGAACGCCAGCGAGATCTGGTTTTCTCGTGCTAGTCGATCTGAGACGTGCGGCGCTTGCTGCTCTGCGGCCGCCCCCACGATTGCCGCTGTCGACCTGGATTGAAGAGCACATGCGGCTTCCGGAAGGAGTCTCCGCCCTTCCCGGCAAAGTGAAACTGTGGCCGTACCAGCGCGACATTGCCGACGCGATTAGCGACCCCGCAATCGAGCGGGTGACGATCGTGAAGTCCGTGCGCGTCGGCTTCACGACACTGCTTACGGGCGCGCTCGCCAGCTATGTTGCAAACGAGCCTTCGCCAATTCTCGCGCTGTTGCCGACAGAAGCCGATTGCCGTGACTATGTTGTTTCGGATCTTGAGCCCATATTCGAGGCGACCCCCACCCTCGCAGGTCTTCTGTCGGACGAGGCGGACGAAAGCGGTCGAAACACCCTACTCTCACGCCGATTTCCCGGCGGGAGCCTAAAGATTGTAGCGGCGAAGTCGCCGCGGAACCTCCGGCGCCACAATGTGCGAATCCTGCTGATGGACGAAGTGGACGCAATGGAAGCTGGCGTTGAAGGCAGCCCTATCGCGCTGGCGGAGCGGCGGACGCTGAGTTTTGCCAATCGCAAAATAATCCTAGGCAGCACTCCAACGGTGGAGGAAACCAGCAACGTGCTGCGCTCCTATCGCACAAGCGACCAGCGCGTTTTCGAGGTTCCCTGCCCCGAATGCGGCGCCTTCACGGAGATTCAGTGGCGGCACATAGAATGGGAACCGGAGCGACCGGATACCGCGGCATTCCGATGCCCCCACTGCAACGCGTTGGTTGGCGAGGAACGCAAGTCCAGGATGGTGGCGGCGGGCGAATGGCGGATCACGCGGCCTGACGTGAAAGATCACGCCGGATTCCGCCTGAATGCGTTGGTTTCGACGCTGGCGAACGCAAGTTGGGGAAAGCTCGCGGCCGAATTTATCCCAGCAAAGGACCACCCCGACCAGCTGCAGACCTTCATCAACACAATTCTCGCTGAAGGATGGCGAGAAGCGGGCGAGGAGATCGATGAGGGGACCCTTCAGGCTCGGGCCGAACCTTTTTCGCTGAGTGATATTCCGGCCGAGGTTTTAATCGTCACGGCTGGCGTCGACGTGCAAGATGATCGGCTCGAAACGACGATAATCGGTTGGACTCGCACTGATGCACTCATTTTAGGGCATTCCGTCGTTTGGGGCAGTCCGCTCGATGATACCACGTGGCGTGAACTGGACGATTTGCTGCTGACTCGATGGCAGCACCCGAACGGAGGAAAAGTGAAAGTCGACGCGGCGGTGATCGACTCGGGCGACGGCGGCACAACCGATGTGGTCTATTCGTTCGCGCGACCCCGCTACGCCCGCAGAATCGTCGCCGGAAAAGGAGTGGCCGGCACACGACCAGCAATCCAGGCGAGCGGCAGCAAGTCGAAGCTGTTCCTTGTCGGCGTCGACGGGTTGAAAGCGCAGATTCTGACCCGGTTGGCGCGCGGGCAGTCGATTCGGTTCAGCCACACGTTGGAAGCATCGTGGTTCGAGCAGTTGGCGTCGGAGCGCAGGGTCGTTCGCTATGTCCGCGGACAGCCGGTGCGACGTTTCGAGCGGAAAACGGGGATGCGCGCCGAAGCGTTGGATTGCGTCGTTTATGGATTCGCAGCGCGGCACCTCGTGTCGGCTGACCTGGACCGGCGCGAATCCGAGCTGTCGAACGATCGTCCTATCGTGGCAGCGCCAGCCGTGATTCGCTCGGCGTGGCTGGAACGGCGCTGAGGGATATGAGGGTAAACTGTATTCCGTTATGGTGCGAGAGGGAGAATTTCACATCGGGAGGGGGAATTCGATGGGAAAGCCGCTGCAAATCACGACGTTCGTGTCCGCTGGGCTTGCCATATTCCTCACAGGCTTCGCACTTCACTCAGTTGTGCGCTCGCCCACGGCCGCCGCATCACCGCCCGATGCTGCTATTGAGGGAGCCCGCGCCGCTGTATTGGCGATCCTACGGGACCCCGATTCCGCGCACTTCGGTGCATTCACGCACGCGGGCGGGGACGCTGTTTGCGGCTCGGTGAATGCGAAGAACGGCTTTGGCGGCTACAGCGGCCTTGAGTCGTTCGTCTATTCGGGCGGCGCTGTGACGATTTTTGAGCCCGGCGCCCCTCACGATCGCCAGTTGATCGAAGCGTATCGAATCCAAGGCGCCGGTTGCCCGGTAGTCGGGGAAGCTGCGCAACTGCTGCGCTATGAGGCCGGGGTGGGCGACGAACTCGCCAGATTGCGTTCCGGGCGATAGCGCTATTCAAGCACTCTGCCGCCTCACGCGGTTAACGATTCCTCGAGTGCGTCCAGAAAGCCTCGCTCCTCTGCGCTCCACGGCCGTTCTAGCGCGACCATGCGCGCGATTGCATCGCGTAGCGAACAATCGGACGCACCCGTCCGGCCTGCATCGATAAACTTTTGAGCGCTCTTGGCGCCGGTCTCGTAGTCCCGAGAAGCCTGTTCGATTGTATATGGCATGATGTCACCTCCCCGTTAGTACGTCGGGCAGTACCACCATCGACGCCTCTGGGCTACGCCATTCTTAAGTGCGTTCAATCACTTAGTAAGTGACTTGGCGTGAGCGTCAAGAGTCGCCAGATGCTCCGGCGTCAGAAAAAGATACGTAACCCCGGTGAAGCGCGATGTCCGCGCGATTGGCTCGACTAACGCGAGCACATCGCGGCGCCGTATCTCCGGAAAATGTCCGTCAGGACCGTAGAGCCATCGTTTCAGTTCAACCCAGTCTGGCTCAATCTGCATTCGCATTCCTCTGACACGTGGCTGGCGAGGGGGACGCAACCCTCGCCAGCCACTCGGCCTTGCCGGCCACGGCCGAAAGGTAAGCCGCGACTGCGCCAGTTGCAGAGCGGCGGTCAGGAGAAGCGAACCGCCCGGAGCGATCAGGACTCCGATCCGCATCTGGCGAGGCACTCTATACACAGTTCTTGTTGCTGGATCATTAATACTGGAGTGTCGTTAATCTAGTTTTTCGTTTGGCTGTGCTACGGAGCGAATCAGTCAAAGAGGAGTGTCACATGGCCGAACAGCCGCAATCCCCGCTATTCGCCCACGATGAGGTTGGCCCGCGGTTCACGATAAAGGATCTGAGTCGCGCTCTTACCCGGAGCGGAATCGAATATCCGACTGCCAATGCTCGCATCGCAAATTTCGCGAAGAACCGGCAAATCCACGTCCGCGAAAAGGGCGTCGGCGCCACGTCGCCAAATAAATACGCTCTTGCCGACGTGGCTGCGGCGATGCTGCTTTCCGCGGTTCAGGACGCCGGGATTGCTGACAATCAGATGCTCTCGGCGATCAGCAACGCCCTCTATTTCTGGGGTGCGAGCGGCACCCGAACAGCAAAGCACCCGATTCTCGCCGCACTCCTTGAAACCGTGGCTGGCGCGGCGATGTGGCAGCTTCAGGTGGACATCTACAGACACTCGCAGAGCGGGGAGCGCACCGTCATGGCGTTGTTTTACCGCGCCGGCGAAGTCGATCCGAACGCGACTCCGCCAGAACCGGACGCGGTAAAGCGGCTTCGAGAGGCTTATCCCGGCGTGCAGATTGCACCGGATCCTCGTGTCGATCGCAACAACGTACCGGTCGCGTCAATTCTCATCCCGGCTTTCAACCACCTCCTCTTGTTGCGCCCGCTTGTCGACCCGACGGGGAACTGAGCCGTGCTTGCAGCCCTTCGCCGGTTGTTTCGTGCGACCGCGGCACGCCGTTTCGATGCTGCGGCTGGCGGCCGCCGGTGGGATTCGCGCCCAACGATGGGGCCGTGGTCGCCCGAGGTTCTCCAAGCCGCTCCCGCGGTCAGGAATCGTGCGCGCTACTTTTTTGCGAACAACGCGTGGGCCGCGTCGGGCGTGAATGCTCTTGTAACCGGGCTTGTGGGCGCGGGAATGACGCCCGCCAGCCTTCACCCGCAGGCGGAAACTCGCAAGCTGCTCGCCAGCGTCTTCAACCGCTGGGCGGAGAAGGCGGACGCGGACGGCGTAACCGATTTCAGCGGACTCCAAGCCGCCGCGACGACCGGACTGGTTGTCGACGGGGAAGCGTTCTTTCACATCTTACCGACGCCCGAAGGTCTGCGGCTCCGCTTGATACCCGCCGAAATGGTGGACGCGTCACACACTTGGGAATTGCCCAACGGCAATCGCGTGATCGCTGGAATTGAGTTTGACAACGCAGGCAACCGGCTTGCCTATTGGGTTTCTCCCGTACGGCCGACCGATATTTACGTGAACTACGCGCCGCCCATTCGCGTGCCGGTGACTGAAATCCTGCACTTGTTCAGGCCGCTTGGCGCCGGCCAGGTTCGCGGCATTTCGTGGCTCGCTTCGGTGCTGGAGCGCCTTTTGGAGCTCGATCAGCTTGAGGATGCGTTGCTAGTCGGCGCGAAAGTCGCCGCGATGCACGCCGGCTTCCTAGTCGACCAGAACGGCACGGCGACAGGCGACAACCCTTATAGCGACGGCAAACAATCGGGTAGCATCCTTGAGTCCGGATTGGAGCCGGGGACGCTGAAATTTCTGCCGCCTGGGTGGGATGTGAAGTTCAGCTCGCCACAACAGGCGGCAGAAACAATCGGGTTCGCCCAGCTTCAGCTGCGTGCGGTTGCGGCTGGCCTAGGGCTACCCGAACACCTGCTGACGGGCGATCTTCGCGGCGCGAACTATTCGAGTCTGCGGGCGGGTCTCGTGGCCTTCCGCCAGCGGCTTGAACAGATTCAGTATCACATCATTATTCCGCAAGTGATGCGGCCGGTTTGGGAGCGCGTCATTGCCTTCGAGGTGCTCCGCGGAACACTGGCGGCGCCTGATTTTGAATCGAATGCCGCCGATTATTTTGCGGCTGAATGGTATCCGCCCGCCCAGCCTTGGGTCGATCCCCTCAAAGATCAGCAGGCGGAAGCACTCGCGGTCCAAAGCGGATTCAAGAGTCGCCGCCAGGTTGTCGCCGGTCAGGGATACAACATTGAGGATGTCGACGCGGAAATTGCCGCCGACAACCAGCGCGCTGCAAAGCTCGGATTGAAGTTCGGCGCCCCTCTCCCTGTCACCCCTCAAGAGGACAACGCGAATGCCTGATTGTGCAAGTGAGGTGCCGCGCGAGGTGCGCGAGTTCTTTGCTCAGATACCTGTTTCCGATGAGCAGTTTCGTCACGCTTGGCGGGAACAAGCCTCTCGCTGTGGGTTGCCGTCTGAATGGGCGGATGAGCAGATCGATAGCGGCAGGACGCCTGAAGAGATGATGAAGGCGTGCGAGGACGCCTGCATTCGGCAGATAATGGGGCCGATCCTCCTGCGCACCGCCAATGACGACGTTTTGGTTCGCGCAGCCGGCGCCGTCACTCCTTCAAGCTACAACGCCGAATCCCGTACTTTTGAAGCGACGATCTCAACGGGCGCGCCGGTCGATCGCCGGGACGCGCGCGGCAAATTCGTCGAATTGCTGGATCTCAGCGGGGTCGACCCGGCCACACTTGCCGGACTGCCGGTATTGGACGGGCACCGTCAGAATGGCAGCGAGAATGTCGTCGGCTCAATTCTGAACGCGCGCCGCGAAGCCCACGGCATTGTGGCGACGATCCAGCTCAGCGCGGCCGACGATGTGAGAAACGCGCTGACTAAGATTGCCGAAGGTAGCTTGCGTGGGGTGAGCATTGGCTACTCGGCAATATCCAGGTCCGAAGGCGTCGACCCGACCAGCGGGCGGCGGACCGTGACCATCAAGCCGAAGATCCACGAGGTCTCGGTTGTTCCAATCCCGGCCGATCCGAAGGCCACTATCCGGAGTGAAGCAATGCCCGATGTAATTACCCCCGACGAAGCGACGATTCAGCATCGCGCGGCCGTGCGAGAGCTTGCCCGCAAACACGATCTCACGCCTGAATGGGCTGACGAACAGATTGACGCCGGTCACGACATGACGGCCGTTCGCTCCGCCGCATTCGAGGCAATCACCCGTCGCGAGAGCCCGCGCATCCACACTCAAGTCGGCGTCGATAACGACGATCCCAGCGTGATTGTCGGCCGCCGCACGGAAGCTCTAGTTGCGCGAGTAAGTGGAACCGCGCCGAAGGATGAAGCTCGCCCTTACATGAGCGACCGCCTCATCGACCACGCCCGAGCGCTGGTCACAATGCGTGGAATTAGCACCGTTGGCATGGACCAGGACGCGATCTTCCGAGCCGCCATGCACACGACCAGTGATTTCCCGTTGCTGCTTACCAGTGTCGGCAACCGCGTGCTGATGCCCGCTTATGAGGCTGCTCAGAGCCCGCTGAAGCAACTCGCTCGGCAGGCTCTCCACGCCGATTTCCGTCCCGCTTACAAGCTGAAGCTCGGCGAGATTGGGCAGCTCGAAAAGGTCAATGAGAGCGGGGAAATCACGTCGACCAGTCGCAGCGAAGCCTCCGAGTCATACGCGCTCGACAGTTACGGCTCTCTGTTCTCGCTTTCGCGCAAAGCCCTCATCAACGATGATCTTGGCGCGTTCCGCGACTGGGGAAATGCTGCCGGCCGCGCGGCCGCCCAGACTGAGGCGTCGTTGTTGCTCAGCCTGCTCACTCAGTCCAGCGGCGCTGGGCCTGTTATGGGCGAGGATGGCAAGCGGATGTTCGACGCGGCCCACAACAACGTCGGCACTCCGGGCGCAATCTCTGAAACGACCCTGACCGAAGCTCGCTTGGCGATGCGCACGCAGAAGGGCTTGGACGGTAAGACGCCGATTCAGGTCGTTCCCAAGTACCTGCTCATCGGGCCTGAGTTGGAAACGACGGCAGAAAAAGTGCTCAGCTCGATTCAGGCCGTCACTACCGCGGACGTGAACGTATTCGCTGGCAAGCTCAGTATGCTGGTCGAACCGCGCATTGCCGATGCGAGTTGGTACATTTTCGCGGATCCCGCCAACCTTGCCGCCCTCGAATATGCCTACCTTAGCTCAGCCCAAGGCCCGCAGATTCAATCGCAACAAGGCTGGGACGTGCTCGGAATGGAATTCCGTGTCTTCCTCGACTTCGGCTCAGGCCCGGTCGATTATCGCGCGGCCTTCCGGAACGCTGGCGCCTAATCAATGGCGAGCCAGACTATCCAGGAACAGCTGAGCGAGGCTCGATCAGCGCTTCACGATCTTTCGATCGGTAAGAGTGTGGTCGAGCTGTGGGACAGCAACCATGAGCGGGTGCGCTATACTGCGGCAACCCGACCTGAACTGCTGGCCCACATCGCCCGCCTCGAGCGCCAACTCGCTCATGTTCAGCCCGTCACCTCAATCAAATTCTGCACCTCCAAAGGAGTCTAGCTGTGAAGAATTACGTTCAAGCCGGTGAAATTCTTACCGTTCCCGCTCCCTATGATGTGAGCTCGGGCGGCGGCGCGCTTGTGGGCTCGATTTTCGGCGTTGCGTCCGAAAATGCCCTCGACGGTGAAGACGTCGACCTCGCCGTGGAAGGCGTCTTCGCACTCGACAAAGTTGGCGCCGACGTCTTCACCGTAGGCGAATTCGCCTATTGGGATGACACCGCGAAGCTCGTTACCGCGACTGCAAGCGGCAACACAAAGATCGGCGTTGCGACAGCAGCCGCCGGCGACGGTGCTGCTACTGTCAACGTCAGGCTAAACGAAAGCTTCTGATGTCGCGCCGCCCCGCCGCGTTTACCCAAGCTGATGTTGTGCGGGCCGTGAAAGCGGCGCGCGCGGCGGGGCTGGACGTGGCGGGGCTTGAGCTTGGCTTGGACGGCCGGACAATTAGGATTGTCGAAAGGTCCGAAAAAATCGCAACATCCCCCTTCGATCAGTGGAAGGCGAACCGAGATGCGCGTCAGACTCAAGGGACTTAATTCAGTCCGAAAACGGCTCAGTGACGGTTCTACCCGTATCTATTGGTACGCGTGGAAAGGCGGACCCAAGCTCGAAGGCGAGCCGGGCAGCCCTGATTTCATAGCGAGTTACAATCGTGCCGTGAGCGCCCGAAAGGCGGCGCCTGCCGGTGTAATCCAATCGCTGATTCAAGCTTACCAAGCATCGTCAGATTTTGAGGCGCTGTCGCCGCGAAGTCGCTCCGATTACAAGAAGCTCATCAAGGTTATTGAGGCCGAGTTCGCGGACTTCCCGCTGAGCGCGTTAGAAGACCGGAGGACTCGCGGAGAGTTCATGGCATGGCGCGATCGCTTGGCTGCAAAGTCGCGACGGCAAGCCGACTACGCCTTCGCGGTGCTCGCTCGGATTCTTTCGTGGAGCCTGGATCGTGGCAAAATAGCCCTAAATCCATGCGAGCGGGCGGGGCGGGTTTATCGCTCGCAGCGCATCGAAAACATTTGGACTGACGATGATGAAGCAGCTTTCCTCGTCAAAGCTCCGAGTCACCTCCACCTCGCATTGTTGCTCGCTCTTTGGACAGGCCAGCGCCAAGGCGATCTTCTGAAACTGCCGTGGAACGCATACGACGGCCAACGCATCCGCCTCAGGCAGCGAAAGACGGGCGCACGTGTCAGTATTCCCGTTGGCGCTCCACTCAAGGCGGCGCTCGACGC